GTATTGATACAGAAATTTTAAGAAATAGTTTGTTTCATTTTGTAAACTATCAAATGGAAGATAATAAAGTATTTGATAAAATTCATAATGTAGTAAATAAAAAAAGTATAGCTACAACAGGACTTGATATTTCTAAAACTAAATTATGGGGTGAAATGAGGGAAATATATTTTGATTTTCCTAAAGAAATTATTTTTGATGTTTTTAATCAGTTTAATACTAATTCTTATAAATTAAAGTATAAAGACAGAACTTCAGGTAATAAAAATAGATTTAAATTTATTGATAAAGCAAATGATTCTGTTTTAAAAATTATTACAAATAATTCTAATATTAGAAGTTTAATATTTACACAAAACATATTACAGTATTATTTAAGCTTATTCGTTCAATTAAAAATAGATAATCCAGAAGATTATGAAAATTTAATGAACAGTCTTAAAAATAATAATGTTGATTCTGATGACAAAAGTCAAGCTCAACCTTCTAGTAGTAATCAAAAAGATGATGCTGATGATAGTATTGATGATGGCAGTAGTAATGATAATGGCAATAAAGCAGATATAATTTCACAACCCGTTGATAATCAACAAGATAATACAACAAATCAAAATGTTAGTATTGTTCCTAATGATATTCAAGAATTGAACCAGCATGATGTAGATGAAGATGATTCTCCTAAACAAAATAATACTAGTGGAGCAGGAAAAAACAGTGGTACTCAAAAACAATTATCACCTGAAGAAATGTTAAATAAAATTTTAGGTCCAAGTAAAGAAAATAAAAAACTTTTTGATGATGTAGTTGAACAAGCTAAAGAAAACATTGATTATATTGAAAAAGTAATGTCTGAAGATGAAATTAAAAAACATTGGGATACAAAAGATTTTAAAAAATTCAATGCTGAAAATTTAAGAAAAGTAAGTACTACTTTAAAAACAATTGAATTAAATTCAGATTCTTTAAAACCATACATTAAAAAAATAGTAGATAAAAGTTTTTCATATTTTGAAAGTAAAACTACAGATGTATATGATGAATTCTTAAACAATCCAGAAATAAGTGAAATTCTTGGATTTGAATATTTTCATCCTAAATTTAAAAATTTAATGTTAGAAGATATACAAATTAGAGAACCACAAAAAGTTGGAAAGGTTAATGTTTATTTAGATGTATCTGGTTCTATGTCATCTAGTGCAGGTATTAAAGATACACCAATGGATAAATTGACATTTTCTAAAGCTTTATTACTAAAACTTAAAAAAATGGATGTTATAAATGAAATTTATACATTTAATACAAAAATTAAAAAACTAAATGATGTAGATTTAAGTAGTGTATTAACTATAGATACTTCTGGTGGAACATCTTTAGATTTAGTTATTAGTGATATTATTAATAAAGATAAACCTTCAATTGTTATAACAGATGCAGATGATAGTATAAAATATTATTCTGAAAAAGCATTTATACTAGGAGTTGCAGGGGCATCATTTAATAGGGTAGCAAAACATGCTTTAGATCAATACCGTGCAAATAATCAATTGATAGTATTTAATGGTGATGATGTTAAAAAAGTAAATGAAAGAGGATATACTATAGGCTAAATAGTAATGTTAAATAAGGCTATTTTAATTAATAGCCTTGTTTACCATCCTATTTCAGCTAATGTTACAGAAGCCATAACATTTATTTTAGTATTACCGTTGGCACTTGTAGGAGGACCAAATTCAATTTCCATTGCTAAATTAGGATCATCTGCTCTAATTGTAACTGTACAATTACTCATTGAAGCATCTGATTGGTCTATACCAATTTGTTCTTGACCACTTACTATGCTTACATGTCCTCCGTTATTTTTAATAGTAGCTATAAAATTTGCAGAATATACATCATTTACAACAGTTGTACCAGTTCCTGTTTCTTTACATATAGCAACAATTTGTATAAAAGCATTCCAGGCTTTAGCAGAAACACCTGGTTGTAATGTCATAACAGGTAATTCATTATTAGTTAAAGTTAATATTGTAGCAGAATTTCCTGTAATTTCTTTAGTTAATGTAAATTTAGATGCTTGACTTATAAAAGGTGTTTCTGTATAAGATGAGTTAACTACTTGTCCTGTTAATGTAGCAGCTGCACCAGTAGCACTTCCTATAAATGCATAATCAGCTGATGTAATGTTATTTACACCACCTGATATAACTGAATACAAACCATCAGTAGTATTACCCCAACCGTTTTGCAAAGCAGCATTAATTTGTGCAATAAGTTTATTAACATCTGGACTACTTACATAGAAAGATTTTTGATTTATAGGATTTACTAACATAATTTTTTATTTTAATAATGAATAATATTCTTTAAAGTGTTTAATTCTATCAGCTAAACCAATAGTACCTCCATTTACTCTTTTAGTAACTTTAGTAACAACATCATCTGATGCACCTAAGTCACAAATAGACCAAAGTTTATTAGAATCAAAGAAGAATGCTGCTGAAGCTAAAGGATATTTAGTAGCAACTAAATCAGGGTTAGCAACACAATCCTCTCCAATAAATTTAGTAAATCCAGTATAATTAGCTTTACCAGTTAATTGAATGTAACCTCTTCCACGGAATTTCCAACCATCTTTAGAAGCTTCATCACCATTACTCATTCTATTAGCATAAACTTTAGATGCTATTTTTTCAGGTTGACGTGCATATGCAGCAGCTGTAGCAGAATTAAAGTATTTACCAAATATTTTAACTAAACCGTCAGCTGAATAGTTTAAATTTTCAGATACAGCTTTAAAACCGGCAGATTCATGACCACATTGTGCTAAGAAATGAGCTAATCTTAAAGGATTAGTTATATTAAATTTCTTTGCTGTATCAGAAATTTGTGCAATTACTGCATCAGGAAGATGTCCTTTTAGGTTAGCTAATTTAAAATCAGATGCTGGTATTGCAGTAGCAACTACAGGAGTTGCAGGTGTTCCAAACATTTTAGACCATGTAGCATCTCCTACTATACCATCAGCAGTTAATCCATTAGCAGCTTGCCATTCTTTTACTTTGGCTTCTGTACCATTACCAAATATTCCATCAGCAGCTAAGCCTAATTTTGCTTGAAGTTGTTTAACTTCTTCTCCTTTTGAACCGTTTTTTAATAACATAATTAATTGTATCTATTTTTTCTAATTTTTTCTAATTCTTTATATTTTTTTCTAAACCTTCTATAATTGCAGGTATCTAAAAACATAGCAGTTTTTTGAGTTTCTTCATACCATTTAGTTAAACCAATGTTAGCATCATAACATTCTTTTAACTTACCTTTATAATAAGTTTTCCATTTAGTTACAGCTGTATCATCTTTAATGATAACAACTGTATCTATTTTAACAGGTTTTGATAATTCAATTTTTTGAGAATCAATTATGCTTTTAAATTTAACAAACTTTAAATTAATATCATCAGCTTGTACTTTAGTAAGCATTACAATTTTTTCACCATCAATAACCTTAGTCTTCGGATATTGGCAATAACTCAAATTTGTCAGCACTATCAGAAACAGTACTGTTAGAAATGGTTTGATGTAATTGTTGATTTTCTTTTTTAAGAACGGTAACAACACTGGAAAGGCTATCAGCAGCTTTTTCAGCATTTTTAAGGGTACCAATTCTTTTTTTAATTGCTTTTTCATTTTTTTCTGTTGTTATCTTTACTAAACTATCAATATTTATATTTTTCCAAGATTTACTTTTCTTAACTAAAGAATTTTGACCTATGGTAGTAATGGCAATAAATAGTATTGCTACACTACTAATTAATATTATTTTATTTCGTAGCATTGATTATAGCTTGTTGGGTTATTAAATTTATTATAATAGAATCTTTAACATCTATCTTTTTTTCTAATTTTACAGTAGTTTCTAAACAGTTATCAATTCCTTTAACTTCTGCTTTTTGTTTGTCTTTGTATAAATAAACTATACCAATAATACATAAAAAAGCTACAGCAGCTACAGGGTATTTTCTAAATTGATTAAAACTAACAGGAAGTTTTACAGCTTCTGTTGCAGTTTCAACTGTTTCTTTAACAGTACTTTTAGTTTTAGGTTTAACCGGTGTTTTTCTAGATGTTGCCATTATCTTCAGTTGTATTGTTTGATTTTTTAGTAAATTTATCTATTGTATCAGCACCCATACCAATAGCAGTGATAACTAAAACAGCATTAACTAATGATTCTGCTGGTTCAAAATCTTTATGTGAATAACTATTTAATGTCATAGTTACACATAAAAATAATGTTCCAGTAAATGCTACTACGGGTTTAACTGATGTAGATCCTCTTTCGTCTTTGAATAAATCAATTATCCATTGTTTAAAGTTCATATTAGTATAATTTTTTAAATTTATTTAATGTGTAAAGAACAACAGCTATTGCAACTATAGCTAACAATATATAAAATTTTGCTGTTTCTTTAACAATTTTTACATTTTTATCTTTAATATCTATTTTTAAATTTCTAATACTATCTGTTTTTTCAGTATTTTCTTTTTTTAATATAGATTCTAACTTAACGTCTCTAATGTAATTATTCTTAGTAAGTGTTTGAACAATACTTTTAGTAGGAGGGCATTTTACATAAACTTTGTCATTTTTAACAGAAATGCTAGTTCCTGATGCTAAAACAGTATCTTTTGTAGTAATAGATATAGTATCTGTAATATAGTTGTTTTGAATTAATGTATCTATTTTTACTACATCAACAATTACTGTATCATTGATACAATATCCACGTTTTACAACTTCTTTGGCAACTTTTTCAAACTTTTGATTGTTATTTAATACAATTTTTACTGGATTACAAGAACCCATTAATAAAAATACTAGTACAAACAATGCAACATGTAAAGAATTAATTAAAATTTTCATTAGATTTTTATTTTTTTATAGTTATTTTTATTTTCATCATTTTGATTAATAAATAAAAGCTTATTATTTTGGTTATATAATGGATATTTATTATCTTTAGGCTTATTATCTGAATAAACAAATACTTTAGTATTTAAAGTATTTACTTGACTTTTTAAATTAATTATTTCTGTATGGTCAGAAGCTGATTGTGCTAACAATTGCTTAACATCTGCTTTAATTTCTTTAATGTCTTCATATAAAACATAACTTAAAATAGTAACCATAGATGGGAACAACCATGATTTTATAGAATTTATAACTGATTTTTCAGTAGATATTGCCATAACAAAAGATTTATAAATATATACATATAATATACACTAAAAAACTTAAATAAAAAAATGAAAGAAAAAACAGCCGTTCAATGGATAGTTGATGAATTATTTAAACAAAAATATTTTAACAGCAGTTCAATGATGCACAAAAATTTAGAACATTTACAAAAAAAAGCATTAGATATGGAAAAACAACAAATATTAAACACCTGGACCAAAGGGGTTACAGCTAAAAATGATATGACAGCTGAACAATATTATAATGAAACTTATAAAAAAGATTAAATATTTATATATAAAAAAAAAATGATAAAAGATTTGAAACAATTTATTAAAACAACCATAAGAAAGTTTTTGAATAAAACCTATGATGGTAGGTTTGACGATGAATACAATTTTACTAAACACAATTTCAATACTGGTGACTGTGACATCTATGCAATATCATTACATAGAATTTATAAATATCCATTATGTGCAATTAGAGGTAAATTTTTAGAATCAGAATGGGGTGGCAAACGTGAATGGGATTATGAATATTGTCATATAATGGTAAAATTACCAAATGGTAATTATATGGATTCTGATGGTGAACAAACAAAAGATGAAATGATTTTAAGAGCAGCATTTTCAGAAGATGTTAAAAAGATTGAAATTGTTAAAATCAGTGAAGAAGAAGCTATAAATATGTTTTCATGTGAAGACCAAGAAAAAGATATTCAAAGAGTGATAAAATATATTAATGAAACTTATAAAAAAGATTAAAATGAAAAAAGCAATAGCATTATTTATATTTTTAACAATATTTATTTACCTATCATTTTCATTTTTAAATTGGGAATTAAACCCTAAAATATGGAAAACAGAAATGAGACTTGGGTTTATATTTCTTATGTTTTTAAATTTACTTATATCAATAATACCAATAAATATAGAAAAATTATGAACGTAGTATATTTTCAACCAAAAGGAATAAATCCTAAATATTGTGAAGCAGGAATGATTCATGAAACAGATCCTGATTATATATGGTATATATATGAACCATGTAAAATATTAAAAAGTGAAGTAAAAATAATACCAGATGAAAATGTATTTTTTAATAAAAAAACTCAAACAGGGGAAATAAAAAAGTTATAATGTGTTATATAAAACACAAAAATAAAAAATAAACATAAATATTTTGAGTAATATATTATACATTTACATTATGAATACAAATTTAATTTATGGTCTTAGAGACCCCAGAAATGATGTATATAAATACATTGGTAAAACTACAGTAGGTAATAGTAGACCACTTAGCCATTTAATAAAATCTCATAATCAATTAGTTAATGATTGGGTTGAAGAACTTTCTAAATTAGGAATATCTCCATATGTAGATATTATTGAAAAAGATATTTCTTTAGAATTATTATCAGAAAAAGAAAAGTATTATATAACATATTTTTCTGATTTATATGGTGAATTATTTAATGGTGGTATGAATATGAGAGAATGTATAAATAGTCCATCTATATTAGATTATAAATATATAGACTACAGTTTAACAACTTTAATGAATCCAGGAGAAGTTTTTAAAATGTTAAAAGTTTCTACAGGATTTTGTGATGAAACAATAGGTCATATGCTTAATGTAGGTAGAAAAACAGTTTATAGATTAAAAGAAGGGGAAACTAATATAACATTAGAGACTGTAATTAGAATGATATTTTTTGTAAAATATGATATGCAAGATTTATTTAATTTTTACTTTAATAAATCTAATGAATTTTTAGGAGATTATCCAGATACATTTGAACAATTTTTAACAAGATGTAATTCTGATGAAAACTTTATAAAAATGTGGTGTGATAAATTTTATAAATCTAAAGTTGTTATAAAAAAAATAGTTTATAATAAAAGAGCTAAAAAAAGAAAAAAATAAAATAAATAAAATGGATATAACCATGTGTAAGGGTACAGATTGCCCTTTAAAAGAAAACTGTTACAGATTTACAGCTAAATCTGATGATGTTTACCAATCTTATTTTGTAGATCCTCCTATAAAAGATGGTAAATGTGATATGTTTTGGGGTGAAACTCAAAAAGAAATATTAAATCAATTAGAAAATATAGTTAAAAAATAAAATTATGGCATATAAATGTACAAAATGCAATTCTAAAAATGTAGAAAGTAAGTATTGGGTTAACCTTAATACATTTAAGATACAAGATATTGTTGATGATGATAGTGACCAAAATTGGTGTGCAGATTGTGAAAAAATGGTTGAAATATATGATGATAATGAAATATAAAAACTTAAAATGAAATATCAAATTACATCTCAAGAAATAAAAGAAGCTGATAATAAATTAGATACTAAACTTTTAAAGTTTGTATCTCTTTATGGTGTTCAAGTAAAAGAAATAGATAATTTTAAAGAAAGATTTGGAATTAATGCTTTAGCTGTTACAGATGCTCTTAATAAAATTATATACTATTCTGTAAACAAAAAACTGGATACAATATCAGAAGAAGTTTCTCATATAGTTGTAATGTTAATGGGTCAAGAAAATACATTAATAAATGATTTAATAAACAATATTAAAGATTGGTCAGGATATAAATCTGTTTATGATGAGTATATGCCAATTTATAATAATGAAAAACAAGTTAAAATAGAAGCTATAGGTAAACTTATTGCAGAATGTTTAATTGAAAACTGGGAACATAGAATAAAAAAAGAAAATAATATTATTAAAGATGTTGCTAATGTAATTGCAATTAATATATTAAATGAAAATCAAGATTTTATTGATCCTAATATTTATAAAATAAGAAGGTTAAATTATGAAGAAGCTGTTTCAAAAAATAAATTAGCTGAAGATATAATAAATAAATTTACAGGTAAAGATTATAACTATAAACTTACTGGTAGTTTAGCTATTGCAGGTCAAGGTGAAACTGTTTACAGATATTCTAAAGCACCTGTTAATGATTTAGATTTTATTGTTGATAATATTGAAGAATATGAAAGAATAAATGCTACCATGTTAAGTATGAATGCTGTACAAATACATGATGGTTTAACTAATTTTCAGAAAAAAACTAAATTTTATTCTTATTTAGTACCTGGTTTAGGATATACTTTTAAAAATTTAATTAGAGATAATAAAAATTGGTTAAAAGAATACACTTTAATTAATCCTAAAGGTGAATTTGTTGCAAACATTAAACATAATCTTGCAACAGAATCTTTTTATACTAAAGAAGATGGTTCTAATTTAACTGAAGAAGAAATAGATAATCTTTCTCAATATAACATACCTGTTGATTTTTATATATATACTGTAAAATCAGATGAACAACCTGTAGGTATTTTTTCATCTATACAAGATATGTATTTTGGTAAACTAATACAATCACCAAATAATATGAATGAAAGAATGTTTCAACGTAAAAAAGACCAATGGGATTATAGATTTTCTAATTTTATTAACAGAAATATAGAAAGAAAAGAATTTTTATACTTTTAAAAAAATAATATAACATGAACAAAGAATACAAAAAAGAAAAAATAGATTTAATGGCTGATAATACAGCTTCTGTAGTTATTGAAAAAATGTTAGATGATATAGGTAGAGACCTGTCTGATATTATTAATCAGGATGGAGATAATTTAAGTGATGGTGAATGTATAGATATGATTGTACAATATTTAAAAGAAAAAGGATTATATGTTGCAAGAAGTTAAAACAATAAATTGGGAAGAATTTGTAGATAACTACGGTTTAGTAAAAAATCATATAGATGATGATGCTTCATATAATGGTTGCATGTTTGAAACATATGGAAAAGAATTAGAATATATAGTAAATTTATCCAACAATAAAGAAAGCAAAAAGTTTGTATGGACTATTGTTGATGGTGAAAATGAAGAAACTTGGATTATACCTGGTTATCATTATGTTAACAGATATGGTTATTTAATTACAGAAAAACCATGGGAAAATGAAGATATACAAGTTAATGATAATGAAATGATTAGCAATATAGAAGCTAAAATGGCTTGTATTGAATTTTTTAAAAGACATGATGTACCAATATCTGAAAATGAAGTATCTGATTTTTTTACATCCCGTTATGATATTATATTCAAAGATCAAATGACTGTAGGAAGGGCTAAATATTTAGCTATAGAATTTTATGAAATTTTTATAGGTGAAGAATTACCTGATGACATAGAAGAAGATATACATGATTATTACAATTACTTTAAATAAAAACAACATGACAAAAGAAAAAGAAAGCCAATTAATTAAATTGATTAACAATTTTAAACAAAAATTTGTAGAACTAACAAATGACATTCCATCAATTAAATTTAGTAAAAAAGTAGCTTATACTAAATTAAAGCTAGAAGATTTAGAAAGTATGATTAATACTCTTATTCCTACAAGTTTAACAAGAGATTATCCTGAAGTAAAATCTATTACAGCAAGGTTAAGAAGAAGAGAATTAATAGATTTAAGAGCTATATTTTGTTATCATGCAAACTTAAATGAATATAATCATGGTGAAATTGCTACTTATTTAAAATTTGATAGAACAAATATATATAATGCATTAAAAATGTATGATAAATTAATATCTTATGATGATACATTTATTGCAAATAATGAAAAAGTTAAGAAAATGATTAAAAAAAGCTATATAAATGGAAATTAATTATTATAACTTTTTATTAAAAAACCAGTTGTCTCCAAATCAACATTATATATTGCATTGTTTTAAGAATAATATTAGAACAGTGCTAATAAATAATATAGATTTAGATATATCTATGCTAAAAGCAGCAGGTTTTTTAACAAATGATTTAAAACTTACTGAAAAAAGTGAGATTATGTTAGATAGTGTAGCTACATTATTTAAAAAAACACAAGGCAAGAATGTAATAGATTTGATGGGGGTTGATTATTTGACAAAAATAACACAGTATAGAAGTTTATTTCCTAAAAATAAAAAGTCTACACCTGCTGAAGTAAAAGTTAAGTTTGCCAAACTATTTTATGAAAATCCTCAAATTACATGGGATATTTTATTAAAAGGTACACAATTATATTTTTCTGAAGAAAGGGATGAAAAATATATATACAAAGCTTCTAATTTTATAATGGTTCAAAGAAATGGTATAAACACCTACCCTATACTAGAATATTATGAAAGAATTGAAGAGGGAGAAGATATACAAGAAAAAGCAGATGTAAATATGTATAAAATATATTAATGATGAGTATAGAACAAAATGCTAAAAAATGGAGACATATATCTGATATTAGAAATGAAACCCTAAGTTACATTAAGAAAAGAAGGTTAGGACTTATTAAATCAATAAGAAGTCCATGGGCTAAATTAAATAATGTATTAATGGATGGTTTAGAATGGGGTAGTGTATATATTATAGGTGGTAGACCGGGTTCTGGTAAGACAAGTGTTGTATCTCAAATAATTAACCAGGCCCATTTAAATAATCCAGGACAAGACTTTTGTGTATTAAATTTTCAATTTGAGATGGGTGACAGGGTAATAGGTGCTAGGGAACTTACTAAACCATTAGATATGGATATGAAAAAGTTATTTAGTGCCCATCCTACAGATAAGTTAAATAATGCTGATTTAAGTAAAATAGAACAATTTTATACTAAAAAAATAAATGATCAGATATATTATGTAACAGAACCATTGACAGCTAAAGACTTTACTAAAGAAGTTTTAAAGTTTTATGCACATGTAAAAAAGCCTATAATAATAACAATAGATCATTCTGTGTTAGTAAAGAAAGGTATGGATGAAACAAGTCAAATGGAAACGTTATATAATCTATCTTCAGAAATGGTTTATTTAAAGAAGAAAATACCAGACAGTATGTATATAGTTTTATCACAAATGAATAGAACCATAGAAGACCATACTAGAAGAATTTCAGGTACAGTTGGTAACTATCCTACATCATCAGATTTATTTGCAGCAGATGCTTTAATGCAAAATGCTGATGCTGTTGTACTAATCAATAGACCAGATTTAATGGGGATTACAGAATATGGTCCTGAAAAAATTAAAGTTGAAGATGGTATGATAGTATTTCATCTTATTAAAAACAGGTTTGGAGAACAATGTATGTTATTCTTTGAACAAGATTTGAAATATTTTGAAATTAAAGAAGCGGTAACACCAATTAAAAATAAAATACAATTTAAAAAGATACCATAATGGCAAAATTAACAACAAAAAATACAGAAATGATTACAACAAAAAAATTAACAGCAATTGATAGAAAAAAATTAATAGATGATATTATTAATTATCATGAACCAGCTTTTGAATTACTTGACATAGAACAAGCAACACAGTTTTATCCTAAAGTAAGTTTTATGTGGAGTGATGAACCTCATATTTCTTTGTTTAAAAAAGAAATATCTGAACCTTATTTTTATATAGAATTAGTTAATGAAGATTATACACCAAAAGATTCTAATAGAAGTTTGTACAGATTTAGAGGTAGTCCAGAATGTATTAACGAATATTTTGGAAAAAAAGAAGTAGGAAATTTTGGGGAATATTTCAGATATTTTGTACCTTTACAAGACTTTGAAAAAATAGATTTAAATAATCTATTACAAACAAATACCAAAACTATAAATTCTTTACAGGTTAAACAACAACCAGTTATTTCAGAACCTTTGGTTTTTGAAGAAACTTATGATGACCAAGAAGAAACAGATGCATTGATGGCTAAATTAACAATTAGAGATCATGCAGCTATACAATGGAAATTGCCAGTTTCTAATAAAAAATGGCTTAACAATTTAATTAAACAAGTAAATAAAATATAAAATGGCACAAGGAGTATTAATTGTAGGAGAATCAGGTTCAGGTAAATCAACTAGTATTGAATTATTAAATCCAAAAGAAACATTTGTAATAAATGTTGCATCAAAACCTTTATCATTTAAAGGATGGAAAAAAAATTATGTGGAATGGACTAAAGATAATCCAACAGGTAATATGTTTAAGTCAGCTAATTCTAAAAGTATAGAAGCATGTTTAAAATATGTTTCTGAAAAAAGACCAGAAATAAAAAATATTATCATTGATGACTTTCAATATATTTCATCTTTTGAATTTTTTGAAAGAGCTGATGAAAAAGGATTTGAAAAATTTACACAAATAGGAGCTACATTAACTAGGTTATCTAAGTTACCTATGATTTTAAGAGATGATTTATTAATCTTCTTTATGAATCATATGGAAGAAGGTGTAGATATTGAAAACAGAAAAAGATTTAAAGCAAAAACAATTGGAAAATTAGTAGATGATAAATTAACTTTAGAGGGTTTATTTACCATAGTATTATTTTCAAAAGTAAAAAAAGATAAAGACGGTAACATAACGTATATATTTGAAACACAGAATTCAGGAGACAATACATGCAAATCCCCTAAAGGTATGTTTGAAACTCCAACAATTCCAAATGATTTAAACTTTGTAAAAGAAGCAATAATAAACTACGAAAATTAATTATTAACAACAAAAATTTAAAAAAATGGCATTAAGCACAAAAAACATTAAACAAAGCAATTACTCCAGGGAACACAGTAGGTAAGATTTATGACTTAGCTTTAAAACCAGGTTATAATCCAGAAAGTTATTATTTAGTTCTTATGGTTGAAACAGAACCTATAGAAAATTTTGAAGGTTTCTTTATTGACCCTACAAACCAATCAAAAGGTAGACATCAAGGTCAAGTGGGAAGAATTAGAAGTTCTCAATATGCATATGAAACAAAAGTATTACCTAGTGGTAATAAAGTAGATAGAGATGATAACATCTTAAAATTCTTAAAAACTATTGCTATTTGTCAAAATACAATAGATGCTTTAGATGAAGTTAATGCAGATACTATTGAAGAATTTGTAGAAAATGCAAAAAGAGTACTTTGTAATGATATATATTTAAACTTCTGTGTTGGAGGTAAAGCTTATACAAATAAAGAAGGTTATACAGCATATGATTGTTTCTTACCAAAAATGGATAACAAAAAATATGCAATTTCTAATTCTCAAGATACAGTGTTAACATTCAATGAAAGCAAACATATTGTTGGAGAAGTTAAAAAACAAGCAGAATCAGTAGAATCATTTGAACCACAGTCAACTGGTAGTGATTTTGATATGTTTTAATATTTAAATTTTACTTATAAATAAAAAGGAGCTACTGCTACAAGGTATTTGGGCAAATTAGAAACAGAATGAATTGATAAAGTAGGTTTAACAGGCGTTGGAACGGTGTATTTTTTTAAAGGGCTCAGCAAGGGCTCAAATAGAACAAATAACGCTTTCCAAAAGAGGTAAAACCATTGTTTGTCAATAGTTTGCAAATTTTCTAAAGGCCTCAATATGGGCTAAATTGCTCCTTTTTATTTTATACCTATATACTAATATGCTTACTACAAAAAATGTAATTATTGATTATAAAGAAGTACCTGTAACATGGATTTTTGAAAATTATTGTAATTTAAATAATTCTTTAATTGGCCAAACTGAAAAAATAAAAAGTTTGTTTAATCCTAATGATAAAACACCTAGTATGTGTATATATTTTGATAATATTCAAAAATTATATAAATATAAAGATTTTTCCACTGGTAAATCTGGTAATGCTATTAATTTGGTAATAGAATTATTTAATATTTCTTATGCACAAGCAGCTAATAAAATTATAGAAGATTATAAAAACTATTTAAAGAACAATAAAGAATACAAACAACTTGAAGTTAAAGAATGTCCTAAGTTTAAAGTAGGAACTTATAAAATTAGATCTTGGAATAAATTAGATGCTGATTTTTGGTTAAGATATAATATTGGTACAAGCATCTTAAATAAGTATAATGTAAAACCTTTAGAAAATTATACATTAGAAAAAGATAATGAAGGTGTATTAGAAAGTATTACAATATCTAATGAATACAGTTATGGTTATTTTAGGGAAGATGGTAGTTTATATAAAATATATCAACCAAAAAGTAATAAGAAATTTTTAAAAATGGATTCTTATATACAAGGTTTAGACCAATTAGAAAATCATCATAATTTGTTGATTACCAGCAGTTTAAAAGATGTTATGTCTATTAAAAGTTTAAAATTAAATTTTGATTGTATAGCTCCTGATAGTGAAAACACAATGATTTCTAAAGAAATTATAACAGAGTTAATGGAAAAATATAAAAACATATCTGTTATGTTTGATAATGATGAAGCTGGTATAAAAGCTATGAAAAAATATAAAGAACTATATAATTTTAATATATTCTTATTACCTTTAAGCAAAGATATAAGTGATAGTATAAAAGATTATGGTTTTAAAAAAGTATTTTATACTTTTGTTCCTCTAATAAATAAATCATTTGAAAATGGCAAAAGCTAAAAAATCAAAAGTTGTAAAAACAAGAAAAGGTGCTGCACCAAAAACTAGAAATTCTGGTACATTAACTGAATCAGCATTCTGGTCATTTATAAGATCAGCATTAAGACAAAAATCTAGATGGTGGAAACCTGTTACAGAATGTAAACAGAATGCTAGAAGAACATATGTAGGACCATTGAAAAGACAAAAATGGGAATTTCAATGTAACTATTGTAAAAAATGGTTTAAAGATAAAGATATAGCAGTTGATCACATTATACCTGCTGGTGCACTTAACTGTGCTAATGATCTTCCAGAATTTGTTGAAAGACTATTTTGTGAAGCTGGAGGATTACAAGTATTATGTGCTAATGGTGAAAATTCATGTCACCATATTAAAACACAAAATGAAAGAAAAAATAAAAACAATTAAAATTAAAAAACATGGGTAGATATTATTCAGGAGACATAGAAGGTAAATTTTGGTTTGCATTACAATCAAGTGATGCAGCAGACAGATTTGGTGTAACAGGTGAAGAACCAAGTTATATCAGATATAATTTTGATGAAGATAATTTAGAAGATGTAGAAAAAGAAATTAAAAAGATTGAAGAAACGTTAGGTGATAAAATAGAAATTATTGATAAATTTTTTAAAGAGAATAATGGATATAATGATAAAATGTTAGAAAAAGAAAGATTTACAAAAGATGATTTACGTGAATATGCTGATTTAGGTTTAGGAAAACAAATCAGAGATTGTATTAAAGAAACAGGATGGTGTTCATTTGAAGCAGAACTTTAAAATATAAATATGAAAAAAATAATAATTTTAGATTTTTCAGACAATGAAATATACATTAAAAACTATGATGAAAATATGTGGAGTAATCCAGAACAATTTTTATCTGAAACAGGATTTAATGAAACAAATTGTCAATGGATGGTTGTAAATAAATTAATACTTAATATAGATTAACATGGAAGATTATAAAATAAAAGAAAATGAAAAATTTTTTACTAATGTACTGAATATATTAGTTGAAGGAGGGTCATATGGGTTTCCTAAAGCTATGCAGACTTATACAAAAGAAAATAATAAATTAGTAGGAAATGCAATAGCTTTGTCACATATAAAAGATATAGTTAGTGATAAATTTTATAATGAAAATTTTAAACTAAAAGAATAAAACTTATGGCAGAATTACATGAAACAATGATGGGTAAAAAACTCATTACATCAGATATACCTAAACTAATAACTAATATTGAAAAATTAGGAGGTATTTTAGAAAAAATAAATGTTACTTTAGAAGATATGTATGACATATTATTAGAATTTAAAACTAATCAAGATGAAAGAATTAACAAATAGTCAATTAATTCAATTTATAGAAAGCCTGGAAGCTACTTGTACAGATAAAAATACAGTAGATAAAATTGTAAAATTTTTAAAAGAAAACAATATATGGGATTAAAAATAGTTAAATTTAGTGCAACATGGTGTCAACCATGTAAAGTAGTAGATTCTATTATGGATATGATAAAGAAAGAACATGATGATATAGAATATATTACATATGATCATTCAGCTGATCCAGATATGTTTAGTAAGTATAAAATAACAGGTGTACCAACACTTGTTATTTTAGATAAAGATGATAAAGAATTAGAAAAAGTTACAGGAGTATTTCCTAAAATAAAGTTAACATTGTTAATAGAAAAATATAATAAATGACAATAGAAGAATTAAATGAAAGCATACAAAATGCAGAAGATAAATTTTATAGTGAGTACTTTTATTTTTCATACAGCAGCATGAATAAATTACTATGGAATCCCGTAGTATTTTATCAAATGTATGTAATGAAAGTAAAAGATGAAAAAACATCACCTGCCTTGACTAATGGTAAACTTATACATTTACTATTATTAAATGAACATGATTTTAAAGATCAATATGAAATATCACCTGATACCTTACCGGCAGGTAATACTAAAACAGTTATTGATAGACTATATATTCATTACAAAGAATTATTAAATACAGGTGATCAAAGAAATAAATTAGAAGATTTTGAAAATGCTATATTAGATATATTAGTAGATATGAATCTTCATCAATCTCTTAAAACTGATGTACAAAGAATTGAAAAAATAATTAATAAAGAAACTATTAATTATTGGACATTCTTAGTTAACTCATTAAATAAAACAATAATTGATCAAGAAACATATGATTATTGTTTAAAAGCAGTAAATATTATTAAAAATACACCAGAATTTTCTGAATTAATGGGGTTAAATGTTACCGAATTCGATAACATTGAAGTATTTAATGAGATAGAAATAAGAGAAAAATTAATTAATCATCCATTTGGTTTAAAAGGAATTCTTGATAACTTAGTTATTAACCATGACAATAAAACTATATGCATAAATGATTTAAAAACAACAAGTAAAGAATTAAAAGACTTTTCTGAAAGTATACAATATTATTCTTACTGGTTACAAGCAGTTATGTATTGTATATTAGTATCTTTAAAACATGGTGATTTAATAGAAAAACAAGGATATAAATTAAAGTTTAATTTTATAGTGCTTGATAAAAATTTATTAGCATATTCATTCCCAGTATCAGAAGAAACATTAAAACTATGGTTTGATAAATTTAAAGAAGAAGCTTTAGATCCTACTGTTTATCATTATACAAATAAAAAGTATTATTTACCTTATAAATTTTGTACAAAACAAGTAATTATATAGATGATAACTAAAGCATACAGCAAATATTTTCAAAAATCAAAAGCCTTTTTATTTCCATTATTAGGGCTTCCTAAGTTTGCATTAACTTTTGAAATTGAAACATATTTAGTTTTAGACAATATAGTTAGTCTTGAAGATGTTAATATTGTATGTAAAATAAAACATAATGATTTAGAAGATTTTTTTATATATGAAAAAAAATATATTGATAAATCAAGATATTTAGTAGATAAATTTGAAAATAAAGAATTAAAAGAAACAATTTACATATTTTCTTTAGAAGACTACAGAGAAGATTATACTAACTTTTTAAATGGAAAATATTCTAAATTTAGTAAAGACAGCAAAAGCATAATTAAAAAATATTATACACTATATAAAAATGAACTTGATCATTTTAATAGTTATTTAAACCCATCTGACTTTTTAAATCTATATACTAATTTATTAAATGTTGATATGGATGTTTTAAAAGAAGTGGGAGAATTATGTGACAAATATGATTTAAATAAAGAAACTTTAAAAGATAGTGAAATAAATTTTGAAATTTTACTATAATGTATTTACTTTGTAAAAAAAATAGAACATGAAATCAATGATTTTATATAAAAGCGGTTGGACAGTTGGGTCCGAATTTATACCAACAATTAAAATGTTACCTACAACCACTGATTGCCCTTTTAATGAGGTTTTATTTGACCCAGAAAATAAAGTATTAGCAATTGTAGGTAAAGAAAAGAAACAATCTTATAGATTGATTCCAAAATTAGATGATGCCGGTAGAGCTACAGAAACACAAGAAAGAAAACTTATGGAAAATTTCTATGAATACTATTTAGAATCAAAAGAAGATATTTATAATTTTATAAATACTTTTGCAATAAATGCAGATTCTTTTGATTGGAAAGATTTAGTAGATAAAGTAAAAAAATAACCAATTTTTTACTTATGATTTAAAAAAAGGTGTGTATTTTACACATCTTTTTTTATTTCTAAATT